AGCTTTAACATTCCAAGTATTCAAAACAGGTTGAAGTACGGTTCCCAATAGTTTCCAAAAATTACTCGTTGCTTGAGCATTTGCATTGTGAGCAAAACTAAAAAGTATCAAAACTGCTATTAGGATTTGGCATCCTAAATTTCTTAATTTGTATATATTTTTCATATTAAATTTCATAAGAATACGACACCCCTTCTCCACTTATAACTGAATCTATATAAATATCTGCTAAATTATCAACCTGTATGACTAGTGAATTATAAGGGAGTAAAGCAATACCTCTTCTCGTTCCTGACGCCGCTACAACCGTAGAGCCTCCAACGACAACAACATCCGTATTAACATCTAATGCCTGCACTGTTACTTTTTTACAAGAAGTAGAAGTTGCAAGAACGACTGCTGTTCCTGCTGATACCGTCACTTTCCTGCCATCTCCAACAGATGTAGGCAAGGAAACTCCGCCGAAACTGGTAATTTGAGCACCTGCGCCATCATATAAAGATACAGGTAATGCAATTTTAGAACCTAGAGCATCTAAATCTATCTTTCTATCGTCGTTCGTTTCACTACCTAATATAATTCTTTTAGTTTCCATCTTCTTTTGATAGTTTTTCTTTTAAAATAAGGACTTTTTCACGACGATTTAAGTCTCTTTCACGGACTTGTAATTCAAGACTGGAAACCTGTATAGAATCTGCGGCGATTTGTAAACCTTTTTCTTTTTTTGCAAGTTCTTTATTCGTTATATCTAATACCTTTCTTTCATTTTCTAATTCTTTAATAGTGTTCTGCAGAGTCATTTCTCTTTGAATAGTCTCTTTTTCTTTTTCTAAGAATTTCTTTTGTTTTTCACCAAAAACTATTAAATTGGAATGAAATTCTTTAGTTTCTTTATCTTGTTTTTCTTTTCTATCAGCATAGTCATTTTCTTCTTGAGTTAATTCCTTATCTCTTTTTTCTATGAAGCTAATATCTTCTGCTAATTTTTGTTCTCTTTTAATATTCTCATTTATAGAAGTTTCAACCTTATCTTGTTTCTTTTTCAATTCATCTATTAAAGAATCCAAACTTTGTTTTCTATTGGCGATACCTATTAAAGTTTTCGTATTACTTTCTTTTTGAAATTCAACAGACTGTTCTTTTTCTTTCAATTCTTTTTCAAATTTATTCAGTTCTTGTTCTTTTTCAGAATGACTAATTATTGATTGAGTTAAATCTTTTTCTTTTGCAGTAAAAATTTCTTCTCTCTTTTCTAAACCGACATTCTTGTCTTTTTCAAACAATTCTCTTTTTTGCACTTCAAAATCTAATTTATTTTTTTCTATTTCAAAAGATTCTTTTAGTTTCTCTTTGTCTTTTTTAAGAGATTCAATGCTTTTCACGATAAAATCTCTTTCAGTGCGAAGATTGTCTAAATCTAAAATCTCTTGAAGTAGTATTTTCTTTTTTAATTCTAAATCTTCCATATTATGGCAAACAGATTATTTTAACTGCCGCAGTGCTACCACTATTATTTGTAATATAAATATTTCTTACTTCTCCATTCCAAACAAGAGGACTATCCGTTGAAGTCAGTGTTATGCCCATATTTGTCGTCGCATTGAATTTAACCGTGATTGTATTGTTTGTTCTAATTATCACTTCTCCTGGAAATTGCTCATTTGGGCCTGTTGGTCCTACGACTGACAAGAAAGTTGCCTGTTGAGAATCTAAATCATAATCAGTTGTTGCTGTCGTGACGTTAAACTCAATACTCTCATAATACGGACTTGTTTTTTGGTTTGTGGTTTGAATCATATTTTTTTAAATTATTTGATAAATTATTTACAATTACCTGCTTCAACTACTAATACTGTTCCAACTACATAAACGCTAGTGGTCGCACCAAGATTCGTTTTCATATTGAAACAGGCGGCACTCGTTGAAGTGCTCGTGTCTCCAAAAGTTGATGTAGTCGTTGATATCGTTCCCACACCGCTGCCTCCGTGAGAAACTAACAGACTGTCAAAACCTCCATTGCCTATGGAAGTTCCCCCTCCTCCTCTTCCTACTGATGTCCCAAAAGGAAATTCACTAGATAAGAGAAAACCTAAAGCTATTCCTGATATAAAACCGATTAAACTTATAATTATTATTTTCATTGTGTTTATAACCGACTTAATCCAAGGGATGTAAATCCCCTGAATAAATCGGCTACCTGAATACTTGATATTGCGTTGAAGAACCAAAACCATTTGTAGCTGAAGGCACTGCGTTTGCTCCTGTCAAGTTAAGAAGCCTCACTGTCGTTGAGTCTGTTGTTGCCACCGTCCCAATAATAATATATTGGGCTGACAATTTAGTTGTGGTTGTTGCTAAAGAAACCATCACAACATCTCCCGCTAATGAACCTGTCGTTACACAAGTGCCTGTTCCTGTTGATGTCGCGGTTATTGAAGTGTCCGCGACAAGAGAACAGGTCCCTGATTTTACTAACGTAAGAGCTGTTCCGCTTGAACCGACTTGTAAATCGGTTAAAAGCAAACCTCCTCCATAAGTAGTTGTTCCTCCTATTGGTTTAACTGGCTTGTTGAAGAAGAACCCGAAAGCTATTACTCCAATAATAACTCCCGCGAGTCCTATGAATCCAAATTTGAGAGTATTATTCATATTATTGTTAGTTATTATTGTTAAGAAGCATTCGTATTCTTTGAACCTGCGAAACCTCTAGCATCGTTAAATCCAATATCAAACATCATTGTTGTTTTATACCGAATTTCGGATGTTTTAAAGACTACATCTGGTCCTTCTAACTGGATAGGCTGTGATTCTTTGTATTGGAATCCATACTCATCATTCTTCATAGAAGAATCAAACATAAACCAATAAGAAGTGTTCGTCGCAATCCAAGGAACTTCAATTATGTCGTAGCTAGGAGCGGCGGCCGCATCATTCTGAGCAGACGAAGGCAGTGTCCTTGGTCCACCTGCTTTGATATTAGCAAGCAATTCCTTTGCCCTAAACGCAACTGAATGTCCTTTTTTAACAATCATCTTATCGTAGTTGACATTCATCAACTGGCCTTTTGGGTCTTTAACAAGAGATGCTGTTCTGTGAGCCGCTTTAATTGCATCGTAGTCAATATCCATATTAACAGTCGTTCCATCAGTTATCTGATTGTTCCAATCTGTTCCTCCATCTTCTCTAGTGTGAGCTGTTGTGATAAGAGATTTTGTATCACCTCCAGAGATTGTTGTTGAATAATTACCAGCATCATCTGAAACTGTGTACGATGTTGACCAGGCATTGTCTAGTCTATCTGCACACAACACCTCTCTCTTTCTTTCACAAGCACCAATAAGAGCATTAGTTATACTTGTTAAATCTCTCTTTTTGATACCAAACTTCCACATCTTTTTCGTAACTGGAAGCATTTTACCGAATTCTACCTGTGTGTATGTTTTATCAAACCCCTGCACAGGTGTCTCACTCGTTACCACAGCATTTTCTGTGATTCTTGCCGCTTGGCCTAGGCCAGACAAAGAAGAATCTTTTTCATAGTAATCCGTTACGCCTGATACTATGTTAAAATACTGAGAATACACGGGTGTTTTTTCTAACTTCGTTTGCTTTAGATATATATCCTGTATCGCTACATCAACTAAATCTGCTGCATCCGATAATGTCATTGGGATACCCATAAATTTTTTAAATTAGTTAATAAACTTAGATTAGAATCAAGTTGTTGCTGATTGTAATACTCCATTCCCGACTTGAATGAATCCTAGCAATCTTTTATCTGCAACTGCACCAAGGTTTTTAAGCTGAACAAACACTTGCTCTGTTTCCGTCACGGCGACTGTCGTGCCTGTGTTATTTACAGTTTGCGCGCCTGTTGTTGCTGTTCCAAGAATCATAGCGTTGCCATTATCCGCGGCCGCTGAATTGTTAGCTGAAGTCGTTTCTACGAGTTCATTGCCATCAAGGACTATCCCTTGAACTTCATCAGCTCCACTTGCAACTGTTTGAGTTGCAATAGCTTTGCGTGAAGTATTTGTTGAACCTGTCGTGCAAAGAGTCCAAGTAGACGCTTCACCGATAACAAATTCAAGTAAATCACCTACTGCGACAGCAATAGAACTAATAGCAAGAGCTTCTGCTCCTTTATTTCTGTCATCTCTGACAATTTTAAATCCTGCCATAAATAGTTTTAAATTAAACGAATAAGATTGAGAATCTATTTACTATTCAATTCTTCAATTTCTGTATCTGACCAACCTCCCATCCTAAGAGCTGTTATTTGATTAGGCGTTAGAGATGTTTCTTTTTTAGCAGGTTGTTTAAATACTCCGCCAGAGTTTCCTCCTCCGATAGAAGCTTTCTTCATTCTTTCGGAAGCATTTATAGTTTTATCTATTGATGTGTCCTTAAAGAATTGAGGGTATTGTTTCTTAACTTCACTGTGGGCTTTCTCAAAAAGTCGAGGAATCAATGAAGAATCAGAAGG